CGCCTATACGGTATTCTTCGTCTTTAATTCTTTCTTTTAGATCACGGGCAAACTTGATTACTTCGTTACGTTTAAATTTTGGCGCAGGCCTCCACGCAAGCCTTTGCATAGCCCTTATTCTTCTATAACCATCCCTATCTTCCATGTAAATACGGTAAGCTTCTTGTATCTTTGTGGTCTTCATGCCAAACATATTACAGCCAGCGCATTGCGGGTTAATGTTGGCTTCAAAAAGCTTAAAGATAATGTGCCTGCGACTATAAAAATGCCCACCTTGCATGTTTTTATAATGGTCTATCTTCCCGCAAGTAACGCACTGGCAATAACCATTATCGTCTGATGCCTTTAGCCTTACCAGCCGTTGAAGTAGCTTTGCTGCCTTATCTACTTCTTGGGCTACGGTAAGTTTTCTTTTACTTGCCATTAGGCTTGCCTTTTGGCTTTGGTTTGTATTTGGTCTTTTTAATTTTTGCTGTCATTTTTCTTCTCATCTTCAATTTGATCAAGTATTTCTTCAAGCGTCTTTTTTTCTTTTCTCTTACCAAAGATAGCATCATAGTTATCTGCATACTTCTTTGTGTCTGTGGGGCGGGTCTTTGAACCCTTGCCCCCGTGCGTTCTTCCACTACTCATGACTCTTCTCCTAATCTAATAGCGGTAGCCACAATAGCTACATTCGTTGCAGTGTATATTGTGCTGTGGAGGAATTGACGCAAGAACTACCGAAGGGGTTGAGTCATACAGCCCTGCCTTGCAGTTGGGACACTCAATGCCGTTTCTTCCAGATTGGTTACCCGAAAAATAGCCACCTACCGGTGTTGTGACTGCGTTATGTTGTTCCAAAGTTATCATAATTTTTCTCTTTTAGCGCGGTTGAGAAACTCCGTTAGCATCGCGTAACATTCACCTGCATCTGCTGCTAACTTGCCACGATAGGTAAGACCTTTTTCATCGACTACTAATACTACTTCGTCACCAAGGTTAAAATTAATAGTTGAAGCAACGGTTGTTCCAGTAATCTTAAAATCATCACTCGATGAAACTGTAGATATTGTGTTGTCAAGATATACATCACTCATCATTCTTCTCCTTCTTCAAAGACTACAACATTCAACAGCTTAGACAAGTACCATTGCGCTTTCTGAAGATCCTCTACTGGCTTGCCCTTGTAGTCATAGCGCCAAAGATACTTTTGCACGTTACCCTTACAGTAAGATTTAAAACCCTCACAGGACATAGATGCTTCTATTGCGTCAATACATTCTACTGCGCCAGTGTTGTAGTGGTCAGGATTGTTTACTGTATCCCAATCTTCTCTAGAAACTTTAAGCGCATAGCCGGTTTCATCGTATCCGTCAAGATCGTCTTCTTTTTCGGCTTCTGCCATTTCAAGATAAACTTTCATTTGATTATCTATGGATGCAACCTCTACTGCCGGTATTTCTTTTCTCAATCTTTCCCAATCGCTAACATCTGGATCAACCATTATTCTTCTCCTATTAATTCTTCGTTAAATTCAATCGTTGAAGGAATAAGATCCATACAGCCAGTACATATACCATAAGCCATATCGTCATCCCCAATCCAATATTCAAGAACACTCGCGCAATCATCGCAAAACTTGCGGTGCATTTGCATAGTTTTTGGCGGAAAGTTAATAACATCACCCATTAGCCCACCTTTATCTTTACGCGGGAATCTTCGCCCGTATCTTTGTGGTAAACAACCGCTGTCATTGATCGCTCCGCTCCGTAACCTGAGTCTGAGTGCCACTGATCGGTGCTAGTAAGGCTACCCCAGTGCTCAAAATGCATAGAGCCAACTTCTCTGGCCGTATGGTGATGAATATGGCCAAGGTGACAATATCTGTTTTTAGACTGGCTCCACTCGTCATCGAGGTTCTTAATCACTGCCTGTAAGATTTGTTCGTGCTTCATTCTGTCGCCGTGGTGAAAGACAAACAGGTTATTATGCCACTGGTAATGAATGAACTTGGAGTAATTGGGCAGGACATTAACGCGCTTTTCTTTGGCGTACAGTAGCTCAATGCAGCTTGAAAGGTGGCAGGCCATATCTGAATCATGGTTGCCGCGCACATTGATAACCACTACATCTTTGTGAGTCTCAAGCATCTTGTTGATAAGGGTCTGAAACAGTCTGCCAGCGAGCCTAAAGGTCTTTCCTATGCGAGTATCAACATCAACCGGAGTGCCTTTGGTCGTAGTGTTAAAGCTATTGTCTGCATGGAAAAAGTCACCCACGTTTAGCAGCACTCCAACTTCTGCATCCCCTACACGCTTGGCAAGCCGATTAGTGGACTCCAGTAATATGCTAGTGGCTATCTTAATGTCCCAATCATCGTTGTCCATTTTGGTTTCACTGTCCGCAAGCATGCCAAAGTGGTGGTCACCTATCATATACATGGCAAGATAGTCTGAGTTGACCTTTTTAGGAGCCTTTACAGCAGCTTTAAAGCCGTTTAGGTCATCCTTGATACCATCTATCATATGTTCAAGTTTTGCCTTCATATCGCGCTTGGCTGGCTCTTGAATAACCCACTGAAGAGCTACAGTTCCGTCTTCTTTGTAAGCAGTTGAAACTCTTTTAGCTTCAAAACCAGCCATTGTTTCACGGTTAACGCTTTTGTGAGGAGCTACTGCTTTACTTGCAGCCCGCTCTTCTAGTCGCTTCATTATTTTATCTACGCCTCTACGTCCTTTACCTAAAGCAGTTGCTGCCTTAGTGTTAGAGCCGTGAACCATAACTGCCTTACACGTTTCTCTTTGTGCGTCACTTGTAGCAAACTCTAATAATATCGCCGGATTTATATTAGCCATTGTTATTTTTCCTGTTTTTGCTTTAGTAAAGTGTACTCATTGTACTGGGGCAACGATAATAATACTTTTTTTTCTACTGCCCAAGCATAAACCTGATCCATAAAATAGCACATTTCGCCTTTGTTAGCTGGCAGCGGCATTATTTGATCAGCGTAAATGTATTGCCCAACTTTAACGGTTTGAGTTCCTAAGAACATTTTTTTCATCATAAGCTTCATTCCGTCTTTAGTGGCATCGGGGACTTTGCCAATAAAAGCCTTAGACAATTCCTCACACCATTTATGGAATAGCCTGCTTTGCTTGTTAGTTTTAGGGTCATCGTACCGCTCAAGCCTCAAGACCAGCGGTACTGAATAATCCCAGCCATCAAATCTCTTTAACAGTAAAGGCATATACTTTTCAGCCTCTTTTCTGTTATCAAACTTAACGTAATCGCCTTGGCTCATAGCTTTATCCTCATCCACTTATCCGAAAGCTTCATGTCTTTTGTCTCAAGACGGTCATACAATCCCAACCTTTTAAAGTTTGGCCCTTCAGAATTCTTTGGCCTTACTTCTTTATTGGTAAACTCGCATTTTCCGCGCATTCTGCTATGCATAGTCTTGTCATTTATGCCAACAATAATAGCCATTTCAGGGATGGTGTAATTTGCTCCGGTTACAAGCCTTTCGTGATTGCCTGTAAAAACATACTGTATAGGCGGTTTTCCTGCTCTTCTAGTTCGGTAATCTGATTCAGGCATTCTTAAATTCCCCCTCAAAATAAAATCCACGTTTAGTCATATAATATTCTCTCTGAGCTTGCTTTTCTTGAGGGCAAGTTATCCAAGCAACGTCAACAATATCCATCTCTATAGTCCTAGCTTTTATACTGTCGGATGCTGGCTGTCTTTTCTGGTTATCTTGTGACCTGTATTTACTGACATCGCCTGAGTTACCGCCCTGACTTTCCGCTACTGACAGCCATTTATTGCAAAATGTATTTGCTCCGGTCTTGGTTTTTCTCTTTGCTGGGTTAGCCTCGCACCATACTGACATCTTCTTTAGCTCTTGCTCGACATCAACCTTTTTGTAAGCTGACTTCCAGCCATCAATCATCTCTTCGGTTGGGTGCCAATCCTCTCCTGATTTAAGCTTCATACAGCCACCTTACTAAGACTGTATTCAGAAACATGACATTTCTCACCGTATCGGTTAGTCACGGGAATCATACGGCTAGTTATGTTATGCCCTTGCTTCTTTAGGTTACTAACCCTAGAGGCCAGCCTGAATATCCCAAGCTCGTTTAAAGCTTGAATGCTGTTGATCGTTAAGTTCTTTGATAAGTAATCAATAACTCTTTCTTCTTGTGTCATTGCAATCTCCTATGCTCGGCAAAGCCTCGCTTTATGTTTCATTAAATATGCTTTTACATATATTGTTTCAAAAGATATACATTTCAATATATATTTATTCAGGATGATTTAACCCTTTTACAAGCAAAAGCAAGTAAATTTAAGATCAAAGGGCCAAGGCAGCTTTGCGGTTAAACAATTGTCTCTATCGTGTATCCAGACTATTCACAGCTAAAAACCGATTTAACTGTGAGGCTCTGTGCGGAGGGTCAACCGCGAATCTGACGTTTAATTTAAGGAACCGCCAGCCTAAAGCCGAAACAATGTTTTGCATGCAAAGAAAGGAGTTGGTGTGGACGCTACGGGAGTCTGTAGCTATACTGACCTTTCTTCTTCTTCGCACAAGAAGTATACGCTCCATCAGTGAGCAATGTAAAGCCCCCGTAAAAGGGGGTTTTCTTTTAACTGTCTCTAGTTTCTAGCTTAATAAACTCGCTTGGTTCAATCTTGAAAATCTCACACAGCCTTAACAGCGTGTAATACTTCATATCGGGCATCATTCGAAGTCTGGACGCTACCTGCGGGGATGTCATAAGCTTTTCAGCCAGTCTAGCGGTGTTAATGTCATACTTTACTTGAGCTATTTTTAGGCATCTGCCTAGATTTGGTTTTGTCATTTTCCTGTCCTATGGTAATCTAATGGAGCAAGGTATTCCCCTGCTTTGCACTCTCCTAGTTTCCCCCCTGAAA